TTCCCGAACGGGACGACCGACGACCAGGTTGACGCCCTTTCGAGGGCATTTTCTGAACTCATTGCACCGCCAGAACCGGCGCGTGCAGTACGTGTGCCGCACATGACACGGTGAGCGCGACCCATCGCCGGGGCTTGGGGGTAATAAAACCGGCAGGCCGTGATGTGGTGAGACGAGCCGATCTCCTTTCCTCGCCTTGTGCGAGTTTTTTGCGGCGGCAGGCACGGCCACCTTGAAACCGAACCGATGTTCAAAACGATCACTTCAAAAATTGACCGCGACCGGGACTACCCGGAGCGTCAATTCGTCATCGACACGCTGACGCGGGTGCTGGAGGGCACCCTGTACGACCATCTGCCTTACGATTTCCACACCGAGAAGACCGACGCGGGCGAGTACATCCCGCTGCGCGACCGCCGTCCCTCGGTCAAGTACGCCCTGTGCAAGACCGTGGTGGATGACTCGGTGTCGTTGCTGTTCAGCGAGGGGCACTTCCCCTCGGTGGATTGCGAGGACGAGGCAACCCGCGACACGCTGGCCGACCTGATCAAGGAAAGCAAGCTCAACGAGGTGATGATCGATGCCGCACAGCGCGGTTCTGTCGGCTCGGTTGCGATCTTCATGCGCGTCATCAAAGGCCGCGTGTTTTTCGAGGCCAAGGGCACGCAGTTTCTGACCCCTGTGTGGCGTGAGGATGCGCCCGACACGTTGGCATCCATCACCGAGCAGTACAAGGTGAAGGGCAAGACGCTCGCCGCGCTCGGCTACACGATTGACGACGATGACCTGAACGCTGATTTCTGGTTCAAGCGGATGTGGGACGACCAGTCCGAAACGTGGTACCTGCCGTGGAAGGTGAGCGAGAAAAGCGCGCCGAATGCGGTGGACACCGGCAAGACCAAGACCCACGGCCTCGGCTTCGTGCCCGCTGAGTGGGTCAAAAACCTGCCCGGCGGCAATGGCGTGGATGGTGCCTGCACCTTCAAGGAGGCCATCGACACCGCCATCGAGATCGACTACCAGCTTTCGCAGGCTGGCCGTGGCCTCAAGTACTCGTCCGATCCAACGCTCCTGATCAAGGAACCGGCGGTCGATGAACAGGGCAGCATCGTCAAGGGTGGCGGCAATGCCATCGTGGTCAGCGCCGAAGGCGACGCCAAGATGCTGGAAATCAACGGCACGGCTGCCCAGGCAGTGATCGAGTACGTGCGCATGCTGCGCGAACTGGCGCTCGAATCCATCCACGGCAACCGGGCGAACGCCGACAAGGTGAGCGCGGCGCAGTCTGGCCGGGCGATGGAGTTGATGAACCAAGCCTTGATCTGGCTGGCCGACAAGCTGCGCATCAGCTACGGCGAGGGGGCGCTCCTGTCCCTGCTGCGCAAGATCGTGCTGGCCTCGGCCAAGTACCCGCTCAAGGTGGGCGGCGAGGAAATCGAAGCCCTGAACGCCAAGGCGAAGCTGTCACTGCGCTGGCCCGCGTGGTACGCGCCGACCTACGCCGACAAGCAGACCCAGGCGGAAACCCTCACGACGCTGCGCACTGGCGGCCTGCTGTCGCGTGAAACGGCGGTCAAGTCACTGGCCGATGGCTACGACATCGAAGACCCGCAGGACGAACTGCGCAAGATCGACGCAGACCCACCCCCGCCGGTGGCCGATACGCCCAAGCTACAAAAGCCCAACCCTGATTCCAATGACTGAGGCCCAACATGGCAACCTACAACCTTGACACCGTTGCCGGTGCGCTGCTTGTCGATTCGATGAAGCGGCAGAACGGCAACGGCACCTACCGTTACGACCGCCACTACAACGTGCTGGCGCAGGCTGGCTTGGCCGTCGGCGACACCGTGTATTTCGACATCGACGTGCCTGAATGGGTGCGCATGCTCGTGGCGGAAAAGCGCAGCGCCGCAGCCAACGCTGACACCCTGACGATGACGGCGATTGACCCGCAGTTCGTCGGCATCCAGCCGCTGCTGTTCAGCGTCTATGCCAACACGCCCGCGACGAACAACACGGCCACGAACTGCAACATCATGGCCTGCAAGCCCGTCGGCTCGCGCATCAGGGTCTCGCTCACGATTGCCGGTTCCGTTCCCGCGAACCTGCTCCTGAGCTTGATGATGTACGACTCGCAGTAACCCGTTTCCATCCCCCCGCTTGATGCGGGACTTCGCAACTGGCCGCCAGATGGCGGCTTTTTTATTGGAGTGTCCTGATGACCACCCCGAACGATAACCCCAACCCGAATCCGAACCCCGCACCGGCTCCGACGCCTGCGCCTGCCGCGCCGACGCCCAAGGAGCCGGAGACCTTCTCTGCGGAGTACGTGAAGGAGTTGCGCCGTGAAAACGCGCACTACCGCACGAAAGCCAAGGAGCAGGAAGAGGCCGCACAGAAGGCGCTGAAAGATGCCGAGGAAATGACCACGAAGGCCAAGGCCGACGCGGACGCTCGCATCATTCGCGCCGAACTGAAAGCCGCTGCGCTCAAGGCCGGGATGATTGACCTCGACGGGTTGAAGCTGGCTGACCTTTCCAAGGTCGCTCTCAAGGACGACGGCACCCTCGAAGGTGCTGACGCCCTCATGGAGGGGCTGAAAAAGGACAAGCCGTATCTGTTCGGGCAACCGGCGACAACTACCCATACGGGGAAAGCGCCAGACCCCAACCCTCCGACGCCCAAGAAGGCGACGGAGATGACCGCCGAAGAATACGCAGCTGCGAAAGCGGCTGCCCTCAAAGGCAACAAGTAAATCCACGCCTTGGCCGTTCGCGGCCAAGGTTCGTCCCATCGGGTGCAGGCCACCAAGGGGAATGACCGAAACCTCATTTTCTTTGGAGTGACAAATGTCCATTCAAAACATGCCGACGGCGCTACAGCCGATCATCCAGCAAGGCTTCTTGGAGCGCGAGTTCCACGATGCCTTGCAATCCGCCATTGGCTACCGTGCCGTGGCTGACCGCGAACCCGTTGCAATCAACGTCGGTGAAACCGTCACGAAGACCCGCAACGGCCTCAAAGCTCCTGTCACGACCCCGCTGACTCCGAGCACCAACACCAACCTGGACAACGGCATCACGCCTTCGTCCTTCACGGTCGAGCAGTACACACTGAGCATCAACCAGTACGGTGACTCGATTGACCTGAACACCGTGACCTCGCAGGTCGGCATTGCCAACCAGTTCCTCAAGAACGCGCAGGTCAACGGCGTGCAGGCCCGCCAGTCGCTCGACCGGATCGCCCGCAATGCGCTGTTTGGTGCCTATCTCGGCGGCAATTCCCGCGTGCGTACCACCCTGGGCGCACCGGCCACTACGCTGGCAGTCGATGACGTGCGTGGCTTCGCCTACGCACTGTCCAACGGCCAGATGCTGCCGGTATCCGCTGGCAACCCGCTGCCCGTGCTGGTCGGCGGCAACGTGTACAACTGCATCGGCGTCGCGGTGGACGGCTCCAACGTCTCCACCACGATCATCACCGGCGGCGGCATCAGCGGCACTTCCGGCGTGCTGACCTTCGCCAGCAACGTGACCGTGGCCGACGGCACCGCCGGTAACGTGGTCGCCAGCACCTACGCTGCGCAGATCATCCGTCCGAACGGCAAGTACATCGGCGGTTCCGCAACCCAGGCCACCGCGACGCAAGCCGCGCTGACCTCTGCCGACAAGCTGACCCTCGGCGCGGTGGAAGATGCCGTGGCGATGCTGCGCAACAACACCGGCATGGATTCGGTGACGTTCAACCTGTACCTCGACAACATGTCGATGCGTCAGTTGTGGGCGGACAACGACTTCAAGCTGATGTACCAAGGTCAGTACGGTTCGCAGGAAATGCGCGTGGGCAAGGTGTTCCAGCTTCTCGGCTGCAACTTCATCCCCACCACGGAAGCCCCGTACCAAGCCGCGAACTCTGGCGTCACCGCTGGCGTGCGCCGTCCCATCCTGTGCGCCCCCGGCGCTCTGGTGGAAGGCGACTTCGTAGGTATGGAGCAGCGCGCGATTGACGCTTCCGGCGTCAACAGCGTCATCCAGACCATTGATGACGTGGTGCAGGTTGTTCGCGCTCCGATTGACCGCCTGCAACAGATCATCGCTCAGTCGTGGTTCTGGATCGGCGGCTTCGTCGCTCCGACCGACGCGACCGCAACGCAGAACATCATCCCGACCGCTTCGCAGACTTACTACAAGCGTGCGGTGGTGATCGAGCACGCCGCCTAAACAGCAGCGATGTGACCCATGCCCGGCTACTTCGGTGGCCGGGCACAACCCACACAAAACGAGGGCAACATGGCAACAGCAAAACCCAAGGCGAACGAGGGCAACCAGCCCCCGGCAGCACCCTTGCCCGAATCGGTCAAGCTGGCGTCGCCTTACGGCTTCATCAACGAGGAAACCGGCGAGCACCGCTACTGGCAATCCGGTCAGGAAGTGACTGACCCTGACGACATCAAACTGCTGGTCGAACGGCAAGCGCCACTGGAGTAAGCCATGCTGACGGACGCTGAAAAGGTCGATGTGCGCCGGTTTGCCGGGTACGGCAACTTCGGACAGCAGGCTCTCCCGGCGTCCGGCTATCGGTTCTCGACCGCCTACGGCACGCTTGAGTACAAGCTGAACAACCTGACCACACAAGAGGAAAGCGTGCTGCGCACGGTCTATCTGGCGCGGCTTGCCACGCTGGAAACCGACATGGTTGATCAGACCACGCAGAACCTCGACACCGATCAGGCCGCCGTCTGGAAGCACAACAAGAACGAGCACCGCGACCGCCGGGCGTTGTATTTCGACTTCCGGCGGCAGATGTGCGGCTTCCTTGGCATTCCGCCCGGGCCGAACCTTGGCACCGGCGGCGGCCTGACGGTGGTTGTATGAACGCCGCTCAGATCAACGCCAAGATTTATGCCGGGCGCGGCAAGGTGGCTTTGCGGCTTGGTTTGGATTACGGCGTGTTCAGGCCGGTGACGGCTGCCGACCCGATGACCAACCAGGTCACGACGATCAAGGCCGCGTTCAACTCAGGCGACAACAGCTACACGTCGCCCAACATGCCGGGTGATGCCTTCTGGTATGGCGATTTCGACGCTCGCGTGACGAAAGCCGGTGACTATCTGGTGAAT